CGGGGAGCACGCCGGCACACGGACGGTGCTGCGTATGGAACGGGCGGGTAAAACCCTATGATTTTCGAGTTAAGGTGAATCGCGCCCAACAGTTGTGTGCGGTATGGCACAGTCGGGCTATAACAATGAACTAAGCAGAGGCGGCGTACTGCTGTACCGGCGACTCGCGCGGATACAGATCAGGACGCAGATCGTGACGAGACACGCCAGTCGCGCGCTCCACTTCCAGCACCCTTTCGGCAGGGACCCGTTTATCGCGCAAGAGCCAATTGGAGATCGAGCCTTGGGACTTCAATCCCAGCACTCGGGCCAGGCGCACTTGGCCCCCGGCACGCTCGATGCCTTCCCGTAGGGCCTTCTGCCAGTGGGTCTCCGGCTCACCTCGAGCCGATGGGCGGATTCGTTTGCGCTTCATCACCTCTTTATACCACTATGGGTAATAACAAAGCAATTACTCAAAGTGATATCGATGGCCGGCAAACTAGGAAGGTGCCAAGAGCAGCAAAAACCAGTCCGCTGTGGGATCGATTTTGGGATGCGTTGACCGACGTCCCGAAACCGGCTTCACCTGATCCTTACGATCAAACAGTGATTGGCAAGGCCATCGGCGTGGGTCAGACTATGGTCTCGGCGATCAAGACGGGTGACAAACTACCAGGGATGGAGACGGCGCTAGCGATGGCACAATACGCCCAGATGAGCGTCGTTTACCTTCTCCAAGGAGACGGCCCTAAACGGCCCTGGAGTGACATGGACACCGAGTTTCGGTCGCTCATCCAGTTCTGGGAAGTGCTCGACGACGCGAATCGCGGCGAGCTCCTCAAGCGCGCCGACGAACTCTTCAGACTACAAGAAACCTCAAGACGCCCGCGTTTTGCACCGCAACCAACACCCGCGCGCAAGGCTCTGAAAAAGCCGCTGAACTGATCGCATCCCTTTTTTTGCCGTTCGATATCACTTTCGGTGTTGACAGCTATCACCGGTAGTGGTAACGTCTGGTCCATGAGGTCGCCCGTCCACAACCCACACAAAGAGCCCGTCAGGACCGGTGGGGCGATTGGCGAGCGGCCTCTTCGTCCCAGCTGCTGGTGCCATGCCGATCTGTGGCAGGGGCATTGCCCGAGCTGCGGTGCGCCGGCACGAGCGGTTTCTGGCGGCCACTTTGCTCGCTGGTGGCACGTGTATCTGACGTTGGCTGTGGCCTCGGTGGTGGGTTACCTGTTGGTGGGAGAGTTCTCATGACTGCTGAGCAAATGGCCGAAGAGACCATACAGAAGTACGGCGTGCCGCACAGCGAGGCTTTGTATCGCGCCATCCTGGAGATGGTGTTCACGCGCGGCAGGATCGCGGGCGCGATGCAAATCCACCAGAAGCTGACTCAGGAGTACGCGGGTTCTGCTGCCACACCGCTGAGGGTCGTCAAGTGAACATCTACTCCAGTCGCGCATACCTCCATGGTGAGTTGACTCGGATGCGGATCGACATCGAGTTGCGCACCTTCGCGGGCGAACGCTCCAAGTCCCTGTCGGAAGCAGCGCTGCTGTTCCTGCAAACAGCGGTGCAGTTGAAGGCTCTCACAGAGGGGAGGCTACAGTGAAACTCAAGCTTTTCCCTTTCTCCCGAGATTTCCGTACCGCCGAGCAGAAGGCACGCGGTCAGGTGGTCGAGCAAATGCTGGCGGATGCGAAGCTGGAACTGGAATGGCAGCGCCGAGTGCAGGTCAACATTTTACGCAGGCAGTTCGGTGAATTGTCGATCTTCAGGACACGACAGGCCGACTGACATGAACGAGGACGATACCGATGCCGCGCTCGCTCACCAACAGGAACTCGAAGGCCGCCGCTGGTCCGAAGACATGCGAGCCCTTGAAACAGAATTGCTCAAAGACTGGTTCCGGTGGTGGCGCGAGTCCGATGAACGACTCGCCGAAACCATCCGGCAAGCTCGCGCGCACTGGGGAACTGACGGCGTTTCAGGAGAGGATCCGAAGCCTGTTGGATCTGTACTCGGACGAGTATCTGGAGCCGCTGGGGATGGGGCCATTGCTCCCCGAGCCGGTGAAGCGTCAACCCTATGATTCTCTGTATTTGAAGCTGAAAAGGCAAAGGGATTACTGGAGCGGATCATGAAAGTCTTCAAGGCAATCGAAGGCGTGATGGCGGATCTGTCGAAGATCGGCATTAGCAAGGACAAAACCAACCAGCAACAGGGCTTCAAGTATCGGGGCGTCGATGACGTCATGAACGAACTGTCTGCGTTGCTTCCCAAGCATCATTTGCTGATCTTGCCGCGCGTGGCCAAGCGTGAGTTTGTCGAGCGCGTAAGTGCTAAGGGAAATCCGCTCTTCTATACAACGCTGGAGATCGAGTACGACTTCATCAGCACGGAAGACGGCTCCAAGCACACGGTGGGCCCGATGATTGGTGAGGCGATGGACTCTGCCGACAAGAGCGCCAACAAGGCCATGGCAATTGGCTACAAATACGTCTGCTTTCAGGCGTTCTGCATCCCCACGGAGGCCACGGCTGATCCGGATGCGGAAGTACACAACGTGCTAACCCCAGCTCAGGCGCTCGGCAAACGATTCGTAACGGCCTTGGCGGTGGGAATCGACGATGCAGTATATGACGTCTGGGACAGCGCAAGAGCCGATCCGGCGACCTATAAAGCCGCGTGGAAGCTCCTGACGAAGGAGGAGCGCGAGCAAATAAACGGCTGCATTGAGCGCTGCAAACAAGAACGCGCGGCGGAGACCGCCTAATGGCTCGCATGTTCCTCAAGCGCACGCTCTCAGGATTCGTCCCTGCCGATGAAGCCAGTCTGCAGTTGTGCAAGAAATTCAAGCAGGGCGAGGCGTACAGAGCCGATGTGGTGAAACCCCGCAGTTACCAACACCACAAACTATGCCTCGCCCTGCTGAATCTGACCTACGACAATCTGCCGGAGAAGTACGCCAAGTCGTATGCCAGTTTCGATCAGTTCCGCTATGCGGTGGCCATGGAGGCCGGGCACTGCGAATCCTTCGTCAGCCTGCACGGGGAAATCATGACGCAACCTCGGAGCATCAGCTACGACGAGATTCCCGACGATATCGAGTTCGGCAAGGTCATGGCCGCGATGATGACGGTCTGCGCGCGGATACTGGATGTGGCAGAGCCGCAGTTGGCGATCGAGGTCTCGCGCTACGCCGATGCTCACTATGGAGCGGTGGCGTGATGGTGGCCTACGCAGGCATGAAGCGCGCAACGGCTGACGAGCTGGCGCATTTGGCAGCGGTGAAACAACTGCCCTGTTGCCTGTGCCTGACTGGGATGCAGCGTACACGCACCGAGGTGCATCACCTGATTCGCGGCAATAAGCGCCTCGGGCATTTCTACGTCCTTCCCTATTGCCGTGCGCATCACGCGACCGCGCAATACCACAAGCAACACGAGAAAGCGCTGTGGCAAAAGCTGAATGATCAGCTAGGAATCGTTCGGGCGTGGCCGGTGAGCAAGATTTTATCGCGAAGGGATGTGGCATGAGCACACTTGATATCAATGAAGCTGCGGCCTTCGCCAAGTGCCATCCCGAAACACTACGCCGTATGATGAAGGCCGGCGAGGCACCCGGCACCAAGATCGGGCGCGCATGGGTGGTGTCCGCAGAACTCCTCCAACAATGGATCAACAACCGATGCCTCTCTACCGACGCGCCGGTTCCCCCTTCTGGTGGGTCCGGATTGGCCGCAAAACTCGCCGCAGCACGGGCACAGAGGATCGCGCAAAGGCAGAAGAATTCGAGCGCGTCCTCAGCGAAAGACTCTGGCGCCGCGAGAGACTCGGAGACCGTAGTGCCGTTTCGTGGAACGAGGCAACGCAGCGGTGGCTGAAAAACTCACCCAAGCCCCGCAAGCGCGATCGCGAATTGATCGCGTGGCTGGCCCCGAGGATCGGCGAGCATGCACTCTCGGATGTCGCCGAGCCGGATACGCTCGAGGAGCTCCGTCAGGACGGGCTGGCAGAAGGCTGGAAGCACTCAACCGTGGACCGGCTGATGGGGACCGTAAGTTCTGTGCTGCATGCAGCCAGGGATTGGAGGTATTTAGACCATGTGCCACCCATTCCGATGTATCGCCCCGCCGGGACGGAGCCGCGGTGGCTCACACCGGAGGAGTTCCAGGCCCTGCTCCACGAACTGCCGCCGCATCTGGCGCTGGCTGCACGCTTTGCCGTGCTCACACTCCTTCGCATGCGAGCAATGCTCAAACTGACGTGGGACCGGATCGACCTGGAGAAGCGCCGGGCGTGGATACCGAAAGCGCATCAGAAGGCCGCGCGCACGTTCGGGCTGTCGCTATCGGCCGAGTCGGTGAAGGTGCTGCGCGAACTGCGCAAGCTGAATCCGACAGGCGCACACGTGTTCCAGTGGAATGGTCAGCCCATCGACGACTGCAACACCAAAGCCTTTCAGGACGCGCTACAACGGGCGCACATCAAGGGGGCGAACTGGCACACCCTGAGGCATACGGGCGCCTCCTGGGCCGTCCAGAATGGCGTCACGCTACAGGAGTTGATGGTACTGGGGGACTGGAAAGACTACCGGTCGGTGCTTCGCTACGCGCACCTGGCGCCCTCTCATGCAGCGTCAGCCGCAGAAAAGGTCGCACAATGGGCGCACACCGCCAAATCACCAAAGAAGCGCAAAACAGCGTGATTTACTGTGGAGCGGAAGGGAATCGAACCCTCGACCTTCGCATTGCGAACGCCACTCCTTTTAGAGCAATCAAAGACTTAGAGCCGACAGGATCTGCCGAAAGCAGCACAACGCTGCGGTCTCCTGCATCACCAAAGCACAAACGCAGCACACGCGATCCTCGGCCCTCGTTCGCCCTGCCCGATCGGCGCCAGCCCATCAGGCGGCCGCTATTACGCCTGCCGAGGAAAGGGCCGTGACCGTTGAATCGATCCTGAAGCTGCTGTGCCTGCTGATGGTCGGCGGACTGGTCGTGATGATCATTCTGTGGAGGCCCCGCGAATGACCTGGTTGCTCGCATGGCTTGCGGTGATCGTGGTGTTCTTCTGGTGCTGGCGGCGCTTCATGAACTTCGTGGATCCGCAGTGACCGCCGTCGAGCTAGCAGTGCTTGAGCGTGCGGTCGAGGAGCTGCCGCCCAAAACCCGGGAGGCCCTACGCCTGCTGAGAGAGGACGGGCTCAGCTACGAGCAGATTGGCGAGCGGTTACAGATCCCGCCGCAGCAGGCAAGCAAGCTGGTAGAGCGCGCGATGGAGTATCTGTTGGAGCAGTGCCAATGAGAGTCCAAGGTCTGGCCGAGGCGAGAGTCTTAACACAGGTGAAACAATGAACAGGGTTCTAACTGCTTCGGACGCTCGCAAAATCACGAGAGGACGCACTCCCCTCGTGCCTGTAGAGTATGAAACTGCAGTCAATGCCCTTGCCGAATGCATCAATCTCGATGAGGCAAAGCACTGGGCGGACAAAGCTGATGCGCTCGCCGCATGGGCGAAGATTTATCGCAACGACGAAGCAGGTATCAAATCTCGTCAGTTGAAACTTCATGCGTATCGGCGAATGGGTGAAATCGCCAAGGAACTTAGACCAGTAAAAAACACAGGAAGAGGCAGCAGTCCCGGCCCCCGAAGCCTTCTACGAGAACAGGGGCTTTCGGAAGATCAAGTAATTGCGGCGGCGCACCTTAGCAAATTACCAAAAGACGAATTTACGAAATTGATCGATGCGCCGAAGCCACCTAGCCCAACTCTGGCTCGACGCGCTTCCTCCTCATTTTCAAACAGCACTGAGAACTGGAAAGCATTCGTAATGAGTGGCCAGTCGGCTAGCGCATTCAGGGGCTTTTGCAGAAATCACCCCGCTCGGGCACTCGCTCAGGGTTTGTCGCCAGACGAAAAAAAGAAAGCTCTTGAATACATACGAGAGATTTCTGATTGGATTGACGAATTCGAACGTCATCTAACAAAGGCAAAATCATGAGCACATCCAACAGCGAGCCGCTTACCACTGAGAATGAAGTCGCTACGTGTCGCGGCTGCGGGCGCGCCCTGAGGGGGAAGCCGTATTACATGGGCGGGATAGCCTACATCCCTGAGACTGGCGCCCGCGCACCCGCAAATCACTTTGGGGGCTACGTTTGTTCAGAGAGCTGCGACCGAAACGCTTGCCTTGAAATGCTGTCCAGCATGCCTGGCGCTGGACCGGCTCGCCGACTCGACACGCCTTGTGAGCAATCCGTTCGGCTCAACTGGAGCCGGTCATGACAGAGCGAACGCTCCCTGTGCTCGACAAGGAAGACGACGAGTGGATCCTGAGGGTTTATAGGGCAGCCCCCGTGCGGATCAAAGTGGCAGACCGTGCCCTCGCCTGCCAAATTTGGGAATCCGCTACTTGGGCCTACCGCAATGGCGCCGACGATGTGCGCGGAGAGATCAAGTCAGCTTTGGGAATCGAACCATGAGCGACTCCATCCCTTCCACTGGGCGAGTCTCCCGATGGCGGAAGAAGCCCGTCGTTATCGAGGCTATGCGCGTTCCTCCCAAGTGGGACGGTAAGGACGTTCCATACGCGCTAGGCGTGCTTACGGCGTGGCTCGGGGCAGGCGGCTCGTGGGAAATGGGTGACGACGGCGGAATTGACATCAAGACCTTGGAGGGAGTGATGCACGCCAATCCCGGCGATTGGGTTATCCGTGGCGTCAAGGGAGAACTGTACCCCTGCAAGCCCGACATCTTCGAGGCGACGTATGAGCCCGCATGACTCCATCCCTGCAGAGACGAGCCACGAAGTGGCCCAAGTCGCCTACGACACGAAGGATACGCCTTATCGCGGATTCCACGTGCGAGCGAGCTACCTGAAGGCCCCCAAGGACCGGGATGCTTGGATCGAGGTATTCCGGCAAGGCTCGGTCTGGCGCAGTTATTACTATCCGGCTTATCGGATCTACAACATCGCCGCCCACTTCAGCGACATGGTGGATAGCCAGATCGTGGAAGAGGAGATCGCAGCATGCCAGACGTAGCACGTCCCGAAGAGCCGTGCTGCAATTGGATATGGGATCGCAGCTACTGGAAAACAGACTGCGGCAAGAATTATGGCATCACGCCGGACAGACTCTGGAAATTCTGCCCACTCTGCGGCCGCACGTTGAAGAAGGAGGAAAGGTGACAGACCATCGGCCATCGGAAACCCTGGACACATGAAGCCCATGGCCATCGACCTGTTTTGCGGATTGGGCGGTTGGACTGAAGGTCTGTTGGCCGAGGGGTACTATGTGGTTGGATTCGACAACGTGCGGCATGTTTATGGCGAACACCGCTACCCGGCCCAGCTGGTCCTGCAGGACGTCCTGACGCTCCACGGACGGCAGTTCAAGGATGCTGCACTCATAGTCGCTTCCCCGCCCTGCCAGGCGTACAGCTATCGTGCGATGCCTTGGAAGCGCGCTAAGGCATTACCACCGCCGGATAACTCATTGTTCGAGGCGTGCTTTCGCATCCAGCGCGAAGCGAACGAGGCTGCTGGCCACCACATTCCGCTGATCGTCGAGAACGTAAAAGGCGCTCAGCCATGGGTAGGTCGAGCTCGTTGGAATTACGGCAGTTTCTACTTGTGGGGCGATGTGCCTGCGCTGATGCCAATCGTAACCCGGGCACAGAAATTTAACCCCGATGGCACGAGCCATGGAATCGGGTCGTGGTTCAAGATTGCCGATAGCAAGAACCGCGGTTCTTCCAAGGATGGACAGTCAAAAGGCGAAGGCATAAAGCAGACGGGCAGTGGTCGTGAATGGTTCGCGGGTGAAGGCAAGATCTCCCGCCTGACATCATCGAAGTCGCCGGCCAGGAAAATGGCCTCGGCGATGATCGCCAAGATTCCTCTGGGCCTTGCGCGGTACATCGCTGCCACCTACAAACCGAGACTCGTAGCATGACGGATATGACCAACAAAACTAGC